CTCATCTCTGAGGTTTGCATCTTCCCATGCCTTGGTTGCACGGTTGATGAATTTATCCTTGTCAAACAAGGGGTTAGATGCTGCAAGTTTGTCTGCAATTTCATGCAGCCGAGAGGGCCACGTAATGTGTGGCCCAATCTGAGTAGCGATGAAGTCAAAGTGTGCGCGTGTCATGCGCGGTGTGTTGACGGTTTGCATGTTGGTTCTCCTACCTATGCGTATTGAAATGTTTTGTCGGTCATCGCCTTGGCAATGAGGTCTTCGCGTGTTCGACGTGCGACCTCTGGATTGCGCAAGTCTTTCGTGTGCGATGCCCAGTAGGTCATTGTGTTATACAGAGCCCACTTGTTGCCACCCAACTGGCGCTTCTCGTTGCTCCAGATGCCCAGAAGATTCTCAAGCTGCTTGTTGTTCAGCCTGTCCACTATCTTTTGGCGCGATGCTGTCTTGGCCAGTGTCCTTTTGAAGAAGAGTTCGGCCATCTCATCTGAGATTCGCACGTCCATCCACTTCTGCCATAGGAACCTGTTGTTCATGAAGGTATCGATCCCATCGGCCATGTTCTTTGCACTGCCCACGACATTGATTGATTGCGTGTGCTTGAACTTGCTCCGCGCTGTTCCCACTGGTGTCGTGCAACCATTGAGGCACCACAAGCGCAAGCCATCTGCTGCCTGAGAGAACGACCAGCTTGCATCATATGAGTTGAAGAAGCTGATCCGATACTGAACGATGTCGCCAATGGCTGGCTTGACGATGATGTTGTTGAAGAGGATTTCACCTCGCAGCTTGCGCCCACCCTCAACGACATGCACCTTCAATTCATAATCGGTAGACAGGTTCGCTTCCTTGACTGCATCAAGTGTGCTGTTCACGACATCATCGTGACTGAGGATGCGATAGCGTGAGCCATGCACCCCCAATACATTGTTGGTGTCTGTTCGAACAACAGCTTGACTGCCTTCGATCTCATTGCCCAACTGATCAAAGATAGGCTGCGACTCGACGGGGAATTCCCACTGGGCTGGCGCTGAATCAAACATCGTGCGAACCCTCCGGTGTCTTCATGCTCTCTCGAACAGTCAGAGCGTCACGTTCCATCACGTTGGCAGTGATCTCGCTTGCATTGCGCAAGGTTAAGATCATGTTCTTGATGAAGTAGTGATGCTCTTGGTCGTCGGTATGCTCCAGCACCACGACAAGACGCTCGATGTCGAACAGTGTCATCGAGAAGTTGACATCAAGTTGGCTTGTGTCTGTGTAAAGATATTTCATGTTGGTTCTCCAAGTTTAGTTAATAGCCAATGCCATGGCCGATGATGAGCAGAGCATATGCTCCACCAAAGATTGCAATCACTCCGATCAGGTCTCCAATGAAGTCCTTCATTCGAACGGACAGTCGTAAGACATGCTCATGATTGCGTTTTGCAGTGCGTCTGGAAGGTCACTCATATCCAGATCGACACCCATAATAGACAGGTCTGTGACTTCCACTGAGTCATCGTCAACCTCTTGATCGATGCCGTGATTCGACAGGGACGATGCCCTGTATTCCACGCACAATTCCTCGCCTAAGTATTTTGCCTTGAGTGTCATGTGGTTCTCCTTTCTTGCTTTAGAATAGCTGCAAGTATGCAGTAAGTAAAACGGTTTTCAGCTTCAATCGTAAGGAATGTTGGTCTGCGATTTCGGGCCAGACATCTAACACTTCCCCCCAATCGTAGCGCGACGAAAGCAAGCTGTGCTTACAGAAGATAGCGGGGCGCGACGTATGAGCCGCACCTCGCTCCTGCTTGGTGAGTGGGGCTTACGCCGCCACCCGTTTCTTCAGTGCCTCGAGCTTCGATGCTTTAAGTGCAGGGGATGATTTCTGCGGTGCCATCGACCACTGCTCACCATCGGTGATGATCTCGTATACCGATTTGTCTGCCGTGTGACGTTCCTCCAACGCTTCAAGTTCCACTTCCATACGCTCGATCATTGAGAGGATACGCATCTGTGGTGCATCGCGGTTTTCAACTACGGCGGTTTCATAGTCAGAGATAGCATCGGCCATCAGCTTCTTCTTATACTTGAGACTGTTGAAGCTGGTGTAACATGCGTCCCGTGCAATCCCTTTCTGTAAGTAGTCCATACCTTCACCAGCATGGTATTGAATTACAGATAGTTTCAGTTCGATGAGTGTTGGTGTTGTCTTAGTCATTTCTAGGTTCTCCTGTTTTTCGCGAAGACCACCCTCGCGATGATTGACTCGACGCAGGGAGATGGAACCGAGCGCCAGCGAGGCTTGCAGTTAGCAAGGGCGAAGAGCGCAGCGTCCCTTGCGAACTGTTCCGTCCCCTGCGACGAAGGAATGAATCCGAGGTGGTCCCCGCGAATCAGGTTGAACCGACGCATTGACGCAACACCAATGCTCTGAGAACAACACTCATCCCTTGTAGAAACCTTGTAGTATGTTTGTGCGTTGACACAGGGGTTTTAGAGCGTGTTATGAACGGGGGGAGAGAGGGAGAGGGGGGCACATAGGAAGAACACATGAACGATATTGCTGTTAAGAAACTAACCGATAAACAACAGAACCTTGTGGATATAATGGTAGCGGAAGGACTCAAGCCAGCACAGGCTGCGGAGAAAGCCGGATATGCTGCTGGCAAGGCTGGATATGTAAGCGCATACAGGGCTTTGAAAACACCACATGTGCAGGCTTACATGATGCAGAGGATGCATGACGAGTTTGGACTGAGTGCTGTAGCGGCCCTGAACACCACACGACGACTGTCAGAAGGGGCTCGATCCGAGTACGTGCAGCTACAGGCCAGCCAAGACTTGCTGGATCGGGCCGGATATAAGCCAGTGGATCGCAGTCAGGTGCAGGTAGCGGGAGATATAAAGGTCAGCATCGACCTAGGATAATTATTCCACACGTTGGTTGTAGCAGGGGGGGTGGGGTAAAAATCAGGGTATGACGTTACTGTAATAGTCCCCTACAAGCATTTTTTCCTGTAAAGGCTCGAAGAACAAAAGAGAGGGTTGAGTTATGAACAAGTATGGTAAGAAGCCTGAGAAGTCTGTTCGCAGTGATACGAAGGTTGCGAAGGTTGGTTTGAGGAGTAAGGGATATGGCAAGCAGTCCAGCGTGGCAAAGAAAAGCGGGAAAGAATCCTAAGGGTGGTTTGAACGCTAAGGGTCGAGCGAGTTACAAGGGTGGCACGTTGAAGGCTCCAGTGAAGAGTGGTGACAATCCTCGTCGTGCTAGTTTTTTGGCACGGATGGGTGGAGCGAATGGTCCTGAGCGTGATTCGAAGGGCAAGCCTACGCGGCTTCTTTTGAGTTTGAAGGCTTGGGGTGCGTCATCGAAGGCTGATGCTCGAGCGAAGGCTAGGGCTATTAGCAAGCGGAACAAAGCGAAGAAGGATTGAGTTATGTGCATGGGTGGCGGGAAGAGTGCGGATGATTATTATGACGACATCAAGGTTGAGGCAAAGCCGTTGCCTTCCTTGGTTGGGTCTGGTGGTGGGCGTCGTCAGCCCACGTATGGGAATGTGAGGGCTTCTGGGAAGGAGCGGCGAACATTGCTTCTTGGTTCTATGATGGGATTGAGCAATGTCCGTAAGTGAGGGATTACCGATAGGAGGGCTCGATGCCTTGGAAGTGTAAGAACAGCGATGTGATTTGGGATGGCGAGACGCATGATCTTGTGGGCCGGACGTTTACTGGCAAGACGCGAACGGGCGAATCGATCCCATTGATTTGGGTGGATGAAGCACCAAAGAAGAAGACCGTTGTTTCTTCTAAGCCCAAGCAACCTCGGAAAAAGCAACCACCAAAGCCCAAGGGCGCAACGGCGTGGGATTGATCTATGTCATTTATGAACACACTGTCTCAGAGTGAGCGCGACACGCTGCGCAAGGTTGTGCGGCTGGTCCACATGAAGCACTACCCCAAGGATTTCAAGACGGTCTATGAGGTGGACAAGCTGATCGAGAGCATTGGGCCTGAGGTTGCCAGCAAGATGATCAAGGTTGGCGTGGACAATCGGATTCTTTCTAAGTGACTGACTTCAAATACAAGCCGGATGGCGAAGTTCTCAAGGCGTTCATGAAGGACGATACTTTCTTTCGCGGCATTCGCGGCCCTGTTGGTAGCGGCAAGTCCGTTGGTTCTTGCGTTGAGGTGTTCCGCAGGGCTCTTGAGCAGAAGAAAGCGCCGGACGGTATACGCAAAAGCCGTTGGGCTATCATTCGAAACACCAACCCGCAGCTTCGAACGACGACGATCAAGACGTGGCTTGATTGGTTTCCTGAGCCAAGTTGGGGGAAGTTCACTTGGTCGGTGCCTTACACGCACCACATCAAGAAGGGTGAAGTTGATCTTGAGGTTCTCTTCTTAGCCCTTGATCGGCCTGAGGATGTGAAGAAGTTGCTGTCATTGGAATTGACGGGCATCTGGATCAACGAGGCGCGGGAGATACCCAAGAGCATTATCGATGCGTGTACGATGCGCGTGGGCCGCTATCCTTCTATGCGTGACGGTGGTCCGTCTTGGACGGGCGTCATTGCTGATACCAACGCGCCGGAAGAGGATCACTGGTGGCCGATCATGTCTGGTGAGGTTCCGATTCCAGACCACATCCCGCGAGAGCAAGCCAAGATGCTGGTGAAGCCAACCAACTGGAAGTTTTTTACGCAACCAGCAGGGATGCAAGAGACACGCGATGAGGACGGGGAGGTCAGCGGATACGAGACCAACCCGAACGCTGAGAACCAGAAGAACATGATGAAGTCGTATTACTCGAACCTGATTCAAGGTAAGACCAAATCATGGATCGATGTCTACGTGATGAACCGCTTCGGTCACATCCAAGACGGAAAGCAGGTATATCATATGTTTGCACCAGAAGTTCACGTCGCCAAGGAAGAGATTCCGATTGCAGCCAACATGCCTGTGTATGTGGGCGTTGACTTTGGCCTGACTCCTGCGGCGGCATTTGGTCAGAAGGTCCGTGGCCGATGGATGATTCAGTCTGAGATTGTGGCTGTGGACATGGGGATCGTGCGGTTTGCCGAGGTTATGCGCAACGAGTTGTCAACGCGCTTCGCTGCCTGTTCTGACGTTCACATCTATGGCGACCCTGCTGGTGACTTTAGGGCGCAGACGGATGAATCAACCGCGTTCCAGATTCTAAGGGGCGCTGGACTAAAGGCTTACCCAACCCACTCCAACTC